CATAGTAATCGCCTTTCGATTTAACACCTAAAATATTAGGCATATTGGATTTTTTCGCAACTGACTCTATTTTGTCGATAAAATCGGGCAGTTCGTTTTCATCGCCAAAGTGTGTAAATTTTGCTGCAGTTCCATCTTTTGTATATGATAAATCTACACCATGCTCAGCCGCATGTTTTTCAATAGTATCTTTATGCTCATCGCGTAATTTACTTCCATTTCCTATTAAAACGGTTGGCGCACCCTCTGTCAAGTCAGGATTATGATGCGTTGTAATAGCCGCATCTTGTATGAACCCAAAACCTAGTAAATTAGCTAATCTACTATGCGTATCGGCATCCATTATATTATTATCTTTATCTTTAGCCGTTATTGAGAAGCTTGGTTCGGCAACATTTTTCCAAGTTCCCCTAATAGGGGTAACATCCAAATAATGAACGCCTAGATGATCTCTTATAAGATCTTTAAACCCTTTTGTCTTAAAAATAGAACTCGTTTTTTTAGCTAAGTTACCATAATTTGGTTCACGCTGCGGTGATCCTTGCATGACTGGAGGCTTAGGGCTCCCTGGTTCATCTGGAGTAGCAAATGTCCAATCATTTGTGCCAGGCTTGGGAGACACAACTGATGAATTTAAATTTTCATTTTGAAAAGTATTTAATAATTTTTGTTGACCAGATGATAATGCATTTTGATCTTGACCAGATGAAATAAACAATGGTCGCTGTCCCATTGGTGGAGGAGTTACATCACCACCTTCTTCATACCCACGCGCAGCAATCTCTTGATCAACGAGATTGGATGGCATGGAGATGTTGGGATCTTTAATGTTCTTAAGAGTGTTCGATAAATCTGCTTGCGTATAAGCAGGATCTACCTCACCGCCATCTGACTTTGTAATGTCCCCGTTATGAGGATCAAATGTTCCCCTATTACCTGTTGCAGATTTAATTTGTGTTGGTTTAAACGCAATATATGAATCTTCAGCGTCTGGAAACATCTGTTTAAATTCATCATCAGTTGCGCGATTTGCATGGATAAGAAGCCACATTTGCTGTTTTAAAGCTTCCGCTGGATCTTCTTTTTTCATCAAACCTTCACGACGATTTAAATAAACAACTCCGTCATACCCAGCTTTTTCTATAGCTTTGTGAAGATCTTTATATGCAGCTTCTTCAGAACGATAATTGGCATCTATTTGTTTTTCATATGTTTTATCGTTTAATAATCCCATGTCATACAGCTGATTTGCAACATTAGTTGTATTAAAATTTCCCCTATCCTCTAATCTTAACGGGTTTTGAATATTTAAATATGCAGACATCGTACGACGTCCAGACAAAGGATTTTCTTGGTTAGCTTGCAAATTAGCAGCTTGATTAGGCGTTCCAAAATGAGCGCCTAATTCACTTTCTGTAGTGTTAAATTTTGAAAAATCCCTATCTGTATTGTGATAAAAAACTTTATGATTGCCATTTTCATCTGTAATGGGTTTAAAATTTTGCAGATTTTCCATACGGCGAGGGTCATCATTAGGGATATAAGCAGGATCCACTTGACCGCCATCATCCCTCGGCACTCGATATAACGGCGCATTGTGAAACTGAAAACGGTTCACAGGTGGCGCTGGATTGCCCATGACGGGCGATGGATTAAATAAGACAGCGCGGGGATTAGTGACTAATTCCTTATGCGGACGAACTGCTTTCGCAATCATTAAAGCTCTGCGAGCTGCCTTAGCGTGATCCATAATATCATCCATTTAAAAGGAAGTGGCGAACAAGGGAAATTGCACGTTGTACAACAGGGTGATCAGCATCAACAGATCCACCTTGCGCAAATGTATCATCTGCGTTGTTTGCAACGTAATTGGGATCCATCTTTTGCAATGCTTGGCTTGCGCGGAAGAAGTCAGCATTGCTGTCATTGCTGCCCCAATTGATGTCTGTGGGATCTGTTGAGCCTTTCGCAATAACAGGCGCAGCATAATTTCCTTGAGATCCACCACCAGACGATTGGTAATCCTGACCGCTGAACAATTTTGAAAAGAAATTGCTTGATGGTGCCGCTGGACCTGAAGTTGGCCTAGTTGGAGGCATTGGAACAGGGGGCGCATCTCTTGATGGGCCAGCGGGGCGTGATACTAAAGGCGCTGCTGTTGATGTTGAGGGCGTAAATGTAGCAGTTGAATTGCTTCTTAATGCGTCAGCATCATCAGCATTTTCTGAACTATATCCGTAACCAGTTGCTAAAGCATTAGGGTTAGTTTGAGGATATGTTGAAGATACAACTGGAGAAGATGTCGAAGATCCATTCACATTATCTCTATTTTCAACAGTTCCTCTTGTTTGTTGTTTAGCAATATTAACCGCTAAATTGCTTGGATCTAAATTATATTGTTCACGCAATTCTTCATCTGAAGGCCCATAATTTGGGAGCATAGACATTTGTTGAGTGCGTAAATTTGGATCACTTATTTGAGATACAGTTTGATAATTTAACTGCGGCGTTGTTGATGATAAACGCTGATATGTTTGGGCTGCATTATTACTGACGTTTGTCTTATTTAAAAGATCAGTTAATTGTTTTATTTCATCAAAATCAGCTTGCGTATGCGCACTATCTGGTCCAGTACCCTTCAGTTGCATCAATCTTTGCAAATCTCTTTGGCTAAATTCTGGCTGTGGCATGACAGGAACATCTGCATTTTGTTGTAATGCAGTTTTAAGAGCTTTATTAACTAAATCATTCCTATCAAATTCAGACAATGATCTGTCTAAATATGATTTGGTATGGCCAAAAGGATTTTGCCTATCATATGTTTCCTGATCAGCCATAGCCTAATCCTTCTTCAGGTTCTCTTCAGCTGGCCTTGCCATCGCCTCTATAGCAGGTGCCGTTTCGGGGTGCATTGTCAGATCTTTCGCAAGCTTAAGCAACTCAATACGCTCACGGCTCTGACGATCTAATGTGCGGTTCTTGTCTTCTGCGGAGATGTCGGCCTGACGAAGGCCAAGCTCTTTTGCTTTCGTCTGTGCCGAAATAAGTTTAGACCGCGCATCCATCGCATCAATTGGGCTGATTTGCTCATGACCTTTCGGCTGCAATCCACCATCATGCTTAGGCGCATAAGCGCCTTGCTGGATCTTAGCTTGCACTTCTGCGGTCTTCGCCTGAGCCATCATCATGCGTGCTTGAGCATCTTTCTGCTCTGCCGCAATCTTAGACTGGATTTGCTGCATTTCAGGCGGTGGCGATGCCTGCGCCTGTGGAGGTGCAAGGAATTGATTTGGATTGCTCCAACCCATCGCCTGCATGGCAGCCGTGTCAATCGCAATCGGGTCATACATCGATGGATTGGCTTGCTGTAATTGTTTCAAGCCCATGATCTTCATCACGCGCTGACCATGAGATGCTGTGTTAGGATCTGCCTGCGGGACGAGATCGCAATCATCGAGAGCCTGCAAGAATGTCTGCTCATCCCACTCACGAGTTGGGCGACGGTTCTTCTGCCAGAAGCTTTCTGGATGCTCTTTAAACAACCGCACAAGCATCTGAAACTCTTCGGCCTGAGCTGCATGCATACGCTTGTGAACGGCGTTCATGACCTTTGTCGCTTGATCGATCATTGCCAGTGTCGTGCCGACAGGTGCGTCAGCTCGCCCTTCGCCGACCTGCTGCTCAGACGTGCCACCAATGCGCATGCCTGTCATCGCCATGTCCTGAACAAGGCTCATGAGAGCTGTCGATGGCTCTTTGTAAGGCAGAGGGCTGATGGCGTCCTTCAATGGCATGCCGCCCGTCTTAACGAGGGCGCCACCGCCTGGAGGAACGCGGAAGATGTTCGTGTTCTGGCGTGCGCCCGTGTCAGCGACAAGGAAGCCTGGGAAGTTGGCATACATGCCAGCATCAAGCAGCTCACGCCACGCAGCCGTAATGGCGTTTGTGGTGTTGCCGAGAATGTGCAGGAGGCCGATGTCATAGAAGCCCATGCCTGGCACGAATGTGTATTTGATGAAGTTAACGCGCGCCTCAGGCAGCTCTTTGTCGTCCTCGTCATAATTGCGGACAATCGACAAGATCTCTTTTGAACTGAGGTCAATCGTCACGCGGTATGGGATCTCGAGACCGCTTGGCTTGCCCTTCCAGCGGTGCTCAAAGCCTCTGATGTCGAGCTCGCAGTAAATCTCATAGATCTCGCGGTCGCGATCCTCAGGGCGCATGCCCTCTTGCATAATGCCTTGCTGAGCATTCTTCTCGCGCTGAACAGCATCAAGCTTAGGCGCGTGCGCGTCATGAAGATCAATGTCGCGATAGACGCCGAGGATCTGCAGGCGCTTGACTGTTGATGGCTTCATAAATGATCGATGGGTGATTCGCGTGGCATTGCGCAGATCAGTCGCGGCGTTGTTGACAATCAAGTCGTCAGCATCAACGCTCTCGATGACTGGCCTATTGCGAAGTGGGCAGAAA